GTCACAATTATGTCGGGCCCTGAAATTTTTTCTTCTTTCGGGATCATCTCTTTTGATTTCCATATTAGGATCACCGAATTCTACTTTAACAACATTTCCTTTGTCGTTTCTTACATAAACCTTTGTTTTCTTAATATCACCTTTCATTGGGTTATTAAGTTTTACCTTTTTACCTTGGTATTCTGCTTCCTCTTCTACTTCACCCCATTCATTGATATTAGAAACAGACTCAACCATTTCAACCTGTCTTGCAAGGTCTTTGTCAGCACCACCCCAAGTTCCTTTACCTTTTGTGATAAAGGAATTAACTCTTGCGAAAGCCCATTGTTGTGGTGTTGTGCCGGGACGATGCCCTGTTTTCCATGCAGCCATTCCACGGTCATAAACCTTCTTAAGAATAGAATACGAGATACCAGACTTTTCTGACTTATTTATCAATCCTTTGATTTTCTCATCAAGTTGAACTTCTTCTCTAACAGGTTTTCCTTTCTTATAAATGATGCCTTTATGACCCTTCTTCCTCATAGTATAAATATAATATTTGGCACGATCATATTGAACAAAATCCTTCGTTCCAGAAATACCATCAATTTTTACTTTAAATGTCTCATCAAGTTCAACTTCTTCGCTATATCTTTTTTCTTTCTTAGCATCTCTTGTCGCGATAGCATACATGACACTCTTAGCATCTTTTCCATACCTGTCTTTGAAGGTATCCATATGCTTTTTGAGCTTCATCACGTTGTGTTCTTTGTCATCCTTTTCTTTATCAGTGAGTTCTCTTTCCTGCATCTCTTTAGTTTTTTCTTTCATCTTATCAATGTAAGAACGATAAACTCCGGCCTCTTCTTTTTTACCCATCACACGCGCACGTTGCTCCATCGCAATTGCTGCTTGTATCTTGTGGGCATGACTTCTACCACTATTGATAATTTTCTTGACACTCTCTCTCGCAGTTTTTACATCCTTGAAACCTAAGCCATGAATTGTTCCTTCAGGATTTTCGTCTGTGTATAGATCAGAGTGTTTATCACTTCCAGCGGGCTGTCCTTTTTTGCGGGGAATTCTTGGTTCTTCTTCAAGTCCTTCTTTTTTACCAAATGCCTTTTCTTGCCACTCATGAGATTTCTCATCTTCTTTTATTGGACCACCCGTTGCCCAAGTGTCACAACTTCTTGCAGAGTGACATTTGAAATGATGCATCCAACAATATCCTAATCTACCAGATTCATCACTCACAGAACCCGGCATGCATTCTTCCATTCTTGGAGAAATATCAAATGCCACACAGTTACCACACTTAGATTTCTTTGCGGCCTCAACTGTGGTATCCCATTTCTTTGCTAACTTCTCCCAGTAATCACCAGGCTCCTTCACATTCAGAGGACCATACATGTGATTGTCACGAGTCGCATTTCTATTCTTTGTATTCAATGCAACATCTTGTGTTGCTGGTGGACAATCCATTTTTTGTTCGTTGAAAGATTCGCCATACATCTGTCTAAACTTTAGAGTATGTTTTGAAGGTTTAGTGGTTGCACCCGCATCGCCTGGTGCAGGTTTATAGTTTTTGTCTTTTTCGTCATCTTTCTTACCATACTTCGCAAAGTGTCTTGCCCTTGCTTGTTTGGTTGACTTTGACATTTCATCACCTTCAGTATCTTTTGCATAATACTTTGCAGGTTGTGTTCCTTCTCTGTCCTCAATATCAGGGTCTTGTTTTACTTCATTATATTGTGCTTTCAACTGGCTAGGTAGTTTACCCTTAGCAACTAAGGAATTAATATATCGAATAAGACTACGACCTTCAATACCAGAATAATGCTTTGCAACCTCAGCTGCCCAATATGTAGAATGTTGTCTATTTTTCTTATCCTTCATACCATCAATGTAATCTTTTACAGCCATGTCATAGTTTCTTGGATGTGCTATCCTGCTAATCATACTCTTAGCATTGTCAATCCAATCTTCACTAAAAAGTTCCATGCCAGAGTGGTTAGATTCATACTCTTCTCTATAATTTTGTCTCTTAGCGACAATATCGTGTAACCATGCTTTATGAACTTTACCATCTCTGTCACAGAACGAAAGGTAATTGGTGCCGCGATTCACCACGTTACCCTCGACACCATTAGCTTCTACTAGGTCACCTATATTCCAGATTTTACCTACTAGATATGCATCGCGGAGCTCTTCGTATTCTGTCATTTCTCCCATGTCTCGCTCTTCGCGAACACCCATGTTAGAACGAATATCTTTGAATAGTTTTAGGCCATGTTTGAATGAACCTGGTAATCCTAATTTGAAAGTATCGTAATCTCCTTCTACTGCTGCAGCTCGCATCTTAGATGCAGACATTCCTTCCACACCTTCTGCATCTGGATCACGTTCTCCAGCAGAAACAACATCTATGTTATTAAAATTGTAATAACCATGACGGCCTTCAACGTCATTGTATTTGTTAAGAAGTGATGTAAATTCGTTAACTCTATCCGAACCAACAACCATCACAACTGAACGATAACCTTTGTTGTAGAGTGAAGTTGCAATCTCAAATACGTTTCTGTCTTTATCAGAAAGAATGTTTCTCTTATATTTTGGAAACATTGCTCGCATGTATGCAATCTTCTTTGCATGTGGAAGAGGATTCTTTTTGGGGTCATTAGAATGAGAGGCATAAACAAACATATCCGAACCAGCATTCTTTGATTGCTGACGTGCGAGTGCATCGATCAGTTTTTCATGACCTGTGGTGGGTGGATTGAAACGTCCGAATGTAAAAACAGCAGAACTATTTTTGACTTCTATAAGTTGTTTAAATGTTTTCATTTTTTTGTTTAGCGAGTTTTATTCTCTCTAATTCTTTTGCCTTTAAAACCTTTACCAGTTTCTTTGCCATCTTATCAATTGCTTTACCAAATTTTTGCATGAATTGTTGATCTACTTTTACTTTGCCTTGCATTGGTAGTTCATTATATTTAGGATACTTCTTTGTCCTTAGTTTTTTGATTGCGGCTTTACGTGCAGCAACATATAGTTGAGCATTACTACGCACTTTCATTGCTGCTCTTTCTTTTTTCTTTTGAAAGACAGAAGACTGTGCCATCTTCTTCATTCTGATGGCAGCCTTCTTTCTTTGAGCAACATCAACTACTCGTGCTTCGTATATCTCTTTGAAGGTTTTCATTTAAAATTTAATCTTAGTATTAACTTTTATTTCTGGTTTTGCACCTAAAAATTTCATTGCATTAGAAACACTTCTTGACAAAAAAGATTTTACACTGCGAAGTATTTTTAACCCAATCCTTTTCAACTTTCCTTTTACTATATCAAACAAACCTTCTGTAATAGGTTCTGATCCCATCGCATCAACAATCAAAGATACAACAGACCAAAAATTATATTCACCTGTTTTAACACCTTTCAATTTTCTAGAAGAAGTTTTAAATCTTGCCTGAAGTTTCATAGAATCTGCAATTTTTTCACAATATGCATCATCATAGATACTATGAATTGATACATTAGTGCCGTCATGAGAAGCAACTAACATAAACTCTGCTGCAGCATCACTGTCTTTACCAAATTTTTCAAAACCAGACATGGCCTCTCTTGCGAAGGCAATCTTAAACTCTCTACTTTGTTGAAACAACAATCCCAATTCTCTCATACAATCTTTATGAGCAATTTCAGCAGAATTTACAACAGGATTTTCACCAGACTTAATAATCGGTCTTAATTTTGTTGGTGCAAGTGTATTTTTGACAAATCCATCAAACACTTCATTTACTTTTTTAAATTGTTTATCTTCTACTAATTCAGGTGTTGATTTTAATGCGGCATAAAATGTTGCTAATGATTCAGCCTTACCACCGGACATTAATTGTGCTACACCTATTTTCAAGGACAAACGTTTATTGCCTATAAGAATATCTGTTTTGGGAGTAATATCACTGGCACCGTGCGATTTCCAAAATGAACTTAATTTTGCTTTAGCACGTCCAAATTGTTCTGCCTTATCACCAGCATTACCAAAATGTTTTGCGACTTGTTGTGCTATACGTTCTCCCGCTTCAAGTGCTAGAGGTTCTTTCTCCAACACTTTCATAGTTTTGGGAGATATACCAGAAGAAGAACTCAACTCCATATTATGAATTTTATGCCATCCAATAACAATGGCTGCTTCATAATCTTCTGCTTTTAAACCCTCTGTTAAATAATTCTGAACTTTTTCTACAGGAGGAATATAATCCTCTCTAACAGGACGGCGAAGTTTTCTTGCGGCATCTACTGCTCTTAACATCAAAGGCTCCATTTGGTATAAAAGTTTTAAGTATTTATACTATAACAAATCTCTACCTAATGTCAAGTGTAATGCAAATAACTACCTACAATATACTTTGGAGTTTCTATGGGTTTTCTACCGGCATGTTGCCAGGGCCATAGTGGTGGGAATATCAGAACATTACCTTGTTTGCATTGAGAAGTAAAGTCTTGTCCTGGAAATATAGTTTGTCCTTCATCATTATCATTTAAATAAAGAAAGATAACCAAAAATCTTTTTGCAGTTGCATAATCCATAACGTCAACGTGCTCACTAAACTCATCTTTTCCATCAGGAAGATATCGTTTGATTCTTACAGATTCATATCCATGTTTCTTTGGCCAAACTTGTTTTATCTTACAATCATTAGCATATTGACCAACACACTGCATTAGTGTATTGAAAATTATCTTGTTTTCAAAACCCCAACCATCATGTTTACCAAAATCAATCTGAGTGAAAGACATTCCCTCGTCTTTCACTACTTCTTGTTGGTCCTTGTTCTTCTCAAACTTCTCCATGACAGAATCACAGATATTCTTGTTTAAAACATTTTCATAAACTCTGATGTAATTATCCATACTTAAATTCTTTTCCAGCAGCCTCATCAAGTTGAGACATAATATCATCAGTAAAAAACTTCTCTGGATTTTCGTTGATTGTTTTACCAAATGTCTTTGTTCCATCTGGTAGTTCAATACGAGTGCTCATAGATTTGAATATATCATACTTCAATGCAAGGTCAAGCAAACCATAATAACGATCAAGACCTTTGCTATATGATAGTCTCACATCAACCATCTTGTTTTCTACAGTCAAACGAGACTTGTGGTTCTTGCAATGAATAATGTTACCAACAACTTCACTACCATCTTTGTCTTTCTTCTTGGACAAATAGACGATAGAGGATGCAGCATACTTCAGACCAGAACCACCGCCCATTTCTTTTGAACTGAACAGTCCCATAGTTTCATATGTATGATTCGTCACAACAAGAGGAACACCAGCACGACCAAGTTTAAGAGTTAGAACACGAAAGGCAGCCTTTAGAACTTGTGCACGAGTCATATCACGAGTTTCTTTGCCGTCAGCAGTATCTTCTATTTCTTTGGTAGTGGACAACATTCCGAGTGAATCAAGACACATAAACAGAGGTTGGCGTTCTGATTCGTGTTGTGAAAGATAACCATCAAGAATGTTGATAGCCTGTGTACGAAACTCTTGAACTGTGGTGACAGGCATTAGAACCATTCTTTCTGGATCAATGCCTCTGTCAATCACCATCTGTTTTGTGATTGCACTTTCTGATTCAAAATAGATAACACCAGCATTCGGATTCTTATCAAGAAAACTCTTGACGATTCCCATCAGGAAAAAAGTCTTACCTGTGGCAGACTCACCAGCCAGTGCAGTGATTTTATTTGATGGAAGTCCACCGTGAATAGAACCACTCATAAGTGCGTTTAGAATATAACTCCCTGTATCAATAAAAATATCAGTATCAAAGTCAGTGCCGTCTGCAACAACACTAGCATACTCATTTAATTTTGTAATGTCCTTCAAAAAATTATTTGTCATATTTGTTCCTTAAAAGTAGGGGAGCCGAAGCTCCCCTTTCTATATGGGTTCGTTATGCAATGGCCGCCCTTACTTCTCTCGCCAAATGTTTGTCCATGCACTTAGAAACCAGAATGGTGTTGGCATGACATTCAATACTCCATCCTATTTTAGCGCTATTGATATCCATCCAATATTCTACTATAGTAGGCCAGAACTCTCTAGCACAGATATATGCGTTATCCTTCACACCACCAGACCAAGATAGGCTATTGATCTTTAATTCACTTTTTTGACCAAACGACTGTATCTGTTTAATCTCCCAAAGTTTTACAAAATAATCATGTAACTGTTTGGGAGTAAACATGGGTGTTGGATTTTCTGCTTCCTTTTTACCATATACAGTATAGATACTGTACATAAGTGCAATCACTTCTACAGGGGTTGCACCAATTACCTTTTCTCCAGTAATCTTAGCAAGTTCTTTGATTGTATTCAATGCATGAATTATGTTATTTTCTCCATACTTTTTGAAGTGACCATTGCCCCTACCATCTTTGATACCCTGCAAAGACTTGAGTGTAAGCCAATCTTCACAACCTTCAACATTCTCCTGTGTCATAATTGTGCGATAATTAAACTGATTGTTCTTCAAGAAATTAAAACAATACACTTCATTCTCTCTGTTGGCACGATATCCAGAGGTAAACTTCTGCGCTTCATTCTGTCCACTTTTGTCTCCAGCATCAGTCGCATGTAGTTCTGATTCAATAGCAATGTACTCACTCTGGGAACCTGATGGTTCATGAAATCTAATACTCATCAGAACTCTCGTAGACACACCGGCATTTGCAAGCAACTTCATTAAAACACGGTTGTTACCAATGTATTTTACGAGTATCCAACCGCCGTCTGGATGAGGGCGCATCATACCAGACAAAACCTGTGCGGCATCTTGTCGATATTTCATGTGACGATTTAAACTCTTGAACTGCTGTTTTTGAGCCGTATTTTGTTGAATTGACCATAGTGGACGATCACATCCACCAAGAGATTCTTCGCTACTGAAGATATCACGAATATCCACAGACACGATGTGACTTTTCTCCAAGTCTTTTGGAGTTAAGTTTTCCAAAAGGTCTTCGATAGTCTGAACATGACTATAATCAGAATCATCTCCCCACTTGCCTTGAAAATCAAGTAAGTCTGATTCTTTGTATTGTATGTGGAATTGTTCGAAGTTGTTTACTAAATCTGTGTAGCACACAGCATCATTTCTTAATAACATTTTTTTCTCCTTGCCTGATACGGCATCTCGGAACGCAACGAATTAATTATCGTTACATTATTATATAGTATACTAAATACAAAGGTTATTGTCAATACTATTTTGAATAATTTTTACATAAACACCTCTAGACTACCCTCTTCTAAACTATAATTTGTTAGAACAAGTTCTTTTCGATCTTTTTGGTTTTTCATATAGTTTCCCACTGACCTCATGGAGTAAGTGTGATCAAACTCTAACTCGTTCCAACCTTGAAATCTATCCTTGATAGATTGATCTGCATTATATGATATCATCATATCCATATTACATTCATTGCAATTCTTTGCAAATTCATCATGATCAAATGTTAGATGCATATTACCTTTCTTACCATATAAAGTTGAGTCTTTTAATTCATATGGCGGATCAAGATAAACAAACGCTTTAGGATTGTTGTCTTTCAATAATGCATCATACGAACCATTTGTGAACTTCCAATTACGGATTAACTTTTGATAGTGCGGTAACTTACTAATTATACTAATTGTGAATGATATCTTATTTGCTTGATCAGAATATGTTCCTGTTTCTGTAAGACCGCTGAAACTATTTCTATTTGCAAAATACCAAGCAACAGCCTTGTCAAATTTACTACTAGTTTTATCGTTGATGATTTCTTTCTGTTCACCCAACATTGATTTTGCCTTTTCTGACGTATAACATTCACTTTTCATCTTCAATAATTTTTCAGACATTTCTTCACCATCACTTTGAACACTTGTCCAAAAAGTATATAGAGCTGGATAAAGGTCATTGACCCAAATTTTTATGTCTGGAAATCGTTTTGTAATCTCTATAGACATAGAACCACCACCAAGAAATGGCTCACGCCATTCTTCATATTTTCCAATAGTGGGCAACATTGGATATAACTTTTTCACCGCTTTAGATTTACCGCCGGGATAACGAATTGGTGTTGTTAATGTTGGTTTTTTCTTTTTCATCCAAAAAAATCCTCTAATGAACCTTGTGAACCATAACTATCATCAATATGCCAGAGTATCTTTTCTGTGATGAACTTCAACGGTTCAATAAAACTTTTCTCGAACTGTAAATCATAGTCTATTTTGCCAACGATGTCAAGTTCTTTTGGAATATCTGTCATAAAAGAAAAGGCTGATGACTGATAGATGTTTGGTTGTTTCATATGAAGAAAACGAATCTTGTCACCTTCCTGTATGAGAGGATACTTGCTCTGTAGTTTTTGTCTTTGCACCAGATGATTATACAATATGGCACCTTTCACATGAATAGGAGCACCTCTACCAAACAACGAAGATTCACCTCTAAACTTTCTTACACCATTACAACTTCTTGGATATGCAATATCTTTCGGGTCAAGATTCATGAACTCCTCACGAAAATCCTGTATAAAAGTATTTAACATTTTCTCATCACCACTCATAATAATCTTGAGTGCCGACTTAATTTTATCACGACATGGAGCCGGTGTTGATGACTTGACTGCCTCGATACCCATAATCTTAAGTTGAGGTTCTTTGTATCGAACACCTTCCATGTCATGCACATTTAGAATGTATCTTTTCTTTGCAGTCCATATACCTTTGTCTGCGATTGCCTCTCTGCCCATTTCCATCTTCTGGGCATATGCGTTCATGGTTTGAGCAAGAGCCTTATAAGAGTTATCAATAAATGGTTCCAACTTCTCTTTTGCAAGTCTATCCAAGAAGGCGACAACTTTACTAGTCTCTGTTCCCTCGTCAAACAACTGGTCAACAAGTTTGTCAAAAGTGATGTATACCGAATCTGTATCAGATGCCACAATATAATCAATTCCTTTTGTCTTAAGAATTTTGTTAAGATAAATGTTGATACTCTTTTCAATCCATCGAATAGATAACTGACCAGAAGTTGTGATTGCTGTAGCAACCATAAGATCATAATACCGAAACCAATTATTACCAATTGCACCGTAAGCAGAATTAAGTGATATCTTTTTTGCCATTTGGATATTGTTGTAACGGGATATAACTTTGAGAAGATTTTTGTCTCCAGTGTCTTCAAACTTTTGTCTAGCTTCGAGTGTAAGTTTTTTATACTTGACTCTATCATTGTACATATTTTCCATCAGTTGAGGCAAAAATCCTTTTATGTCCTTACGAAAAAAAGCGCCATTTGGAGTCATACAATGTTTGGTTTTGTTTTGAGTTTTACCTTCTAGAATCTTATCAACCATACCCTCAACAATACCATCCCCACTGTTTACCAAAGTCTCTGGAGAGATATTGTATTGCATAATAAGGTGAGGATACAAAGAATTCAAGTCAAAAGACATAATCCATTTGTGCATACCAACTTGTGGATCTTTTACATAGGCACCTTCAAACTTTTCACTTTTTTCTGATTCCTGTTTTCTAGGAATAACAATATTCTTTTCTCGTAAATGATTATAGATTACATTATCCCAGTATCGAACCGTTCCAAGAACATCAGTATAGTTTACCTTACCATCATAAGCCATAGTAAGACACAACTCAATCAGTCGCATCTTGTCTTCTAACTTATCAACCAACTCCACGTCAGTGATGTTATAATCAATGAATGACTGCCAGTCCTTTGTATACCATTCTCTGAAAGTATCAAAAGGATTACCATCTTTACGTTCGCCTAGTTCAACAAAGGCAATATGGTCAAGAGTGTATCTCTCTTGATTTGTGTATGTAAACTTACGATACAGGTCAAAGTAATCAAGAGCAGCAACACCATAGATGTTATACACCTGATGCTTACGACCCATCTGATAGACTTCACGTTCATGAACTTGTTTCCAAGGTGATAGACGTTTTACTGATTCTTCACCAAAGATATTCTTGATGCGATTACAGAGATAGGGAATATCAAAGAACTCTGTATTCCAGCCAGTGATAACATCTGGACACATACATTCCCAATCAAAAAGAAAACGATCAAACAAATCACGTTCATCTCGACACTGAACATAAGTTACATCATCACGATAATTGT